CTATGACCGCACCATACACACTAAAAAACTCAAGTATAACCCCAATCTACCTACGTACGTTGGAATCGACTTCGGTTACCGCACCAGTGCAGCAGGATGGTTCCAGGTGGACCAGAAGCACGGTAAGGATAGAGTATATATGATAGATGAGGTCTGGGAAGAGAACATCAAGACCGAAGACTTTGCAGACAAGGTCAAATCCAAGAACTATCCAGTAGTGCGATATTTTGGAGACCCTGCTGGTGGTGGTGTACAAGCGCAGAGTGGCATTGGTGACATAGAGATATTTAAAAAGAAGGGAATACGCGTGGATTTCAGACGTGATAAAGTATCGCGGAACATCGCAAACGGTATCACACATATGCGCACTTGGTTCGAAGATGCAGCTGGCAATGCACATTTCTATGTCGACAAACGCTGTGAGAGGTTCATCTCCAGCTTCGAGAACTATCGCTACCCAGAGAAAAAGAAGGACCAAAGACTTAAAGAAGAGCCTTTGAAGGATGGTCTAAATGACCACGCGTGCGATGCGACCAGGTACTTCTTCGTCAACCTTTTCCCTATACGTAGTAGAACCGCAGGAGTTATAGACTGGTGATAATAAAAGATTTATCTGAACAAATGATCATTGATAGTCTCGCTGACTATCTAAATACCATAGAAACCGAGCGTACAAAAGAGCGTGAATATCTCTTAGATTTTTACGAAGGCATCAACATGTCAGAATATGTTGGTGAATACTTTGGGTCCGAATCCCTACAACAAGTTCCGCTCTTTTCACAGAATCTCACAAAGCGCGTGTGTAAGGCAAGAGCGCAAGCGTATCGCAGACCCCCACGTATGGATGTCGACAGGCGATACTTGGATTTTATAGATTCTCAAGATTTAAATTCAAAGCGTAGACAGTTAGAACAGATAACTTTCCTTTTAGGAACCATGGCTTTCCGAAGCATGTGGAACCCACGAAAGAACAAGGTAGAGTATGAGCTATTGCCATTCTTCGAGCCCTTGTTCCTTCCTGGAGAAAAGAAGCCGTTTGGAATAATCTACGCGCTAGAGAACGAAGGTATGTCTCGCCTTAGCAGTCAAGAGTTTGTCGTATGGACAGAAGACCGAGAAGGAATGCCAGGCAGGCACTTCGGAATCGATGCCGATGGAGAGAAGATCAGTTTCAACGAGAATGACGTGAACCCATACGGTATCATACCCGTATGTTTTGCCTCAAGATATCCAATGATACGTGATTTCTTTGTAGGTGGAGCTAACGATGTCGTTCGCGCAGATCTTGCATTATCAGTAGCTGCAATGGAAATATCACTGTGCATCAGGCTTGGTGCTATCGGTGTTAAATTTGTCACAGGAGTAGATGACCGCTCACGCATATCACTTGGAGTAGATAAGATAATCTATCTACCAGAAGGTGCTAACTTCGGGGTCACTGCACCATCAGCCAGCATACGAGAACTCATTTTAGGTGCGAAGTTCTTAACAGAGCAAACACTGAACAACAACCAACTACGTGTGAAGTTCATCGACTCACACGGTAACGCAGAATCGGCAGAAGCATTACGCATACAGGAAATCGATAACTTCCAAGAAGTACAGAACAGCATAGAGGACGTATGGCGCAAGTGGGAGTACGAACGCTTTGAAATCGACCGTAAGATAATAGAGGTACAAACGGGCACAGCGCTCGGACCTGAATACTTGGTAGATTTTGAAGAGCCACAGATCATGTCACCATCAGAAGAGCGTGAGATGTATTCCTGGCTATTCCAGAACAAACTTGCAACACGCGAGTCTTACTTGATGCTAAAGAATCCAGATCTTTTGCCAGAAGATGCTAAAAAGCTATTAGAAGAGGTAGATGAATCTGAAGGGCAACCAAACAGATTATTAAATAGACTTCAGAGCTAATGGCGCTCGAACAAACGATTGACCGTGCGGTTCAGGAATTTGAATCGAGTTTCTCAGATGCACAAGACCAATTCATCCAAGACGTAGAAGAGCTTCAAGCACAAGGGTTATCCTTAGAAGAGATACTTGCGATTCTAGCAGGCATATCCATGCTTGACTACTATCTCGTAGATCTGCAAATGCAACGTGCAATCACCAGACTCATGGGTAGCTTTGATACACTGCTTGACGATGCAATCTTCTTTGGTAATGTGACAGAGCGACAGCTCCAGGCCCTAAGACAGGTCCAGGAAGCATCGATACTCAAGTTCACAGATGACCTGGCAACGCGCTCACGTGCGGTGTTAGTACAAGGTGTATTAAGGGACTTGGACCGTAGCGCACTCAAAGACTTACTACAAAGGGATTTATTAGTAAGACCGCAACAAGTGAACACGATAATCGAAACATCGCTTGCTACATACTCGCGGTCATTGACGTTATTACAACTCCAGGAGAATCCACAACAAAAACTTATATATCAGAACCCATTAGACTCAAAGACACGTCCTGTATGCATACGCATGCTCAAAGAAGGTGCGATGACAGCAGACCAGATAGAAGCAAAATATCCTGGAGCATTGCTTGACGGTGGTGGGATCAATTGTCGTGGTCAGTGGGTTCCTTTGTCACCGAACACGCAGAATAGAGAGATACGCAAGAAAGCTCAAGTAGCTTATCAAGGTTTGATGGCTAAAGCTAAGAAAAAAGGCAAAGCTTTCGTACCTCCAAAGACATTAGAACAATTTTATGATTAGTTTAGCAAAAGTATTCAAGTTCCCAGTAGCGTTCTTTAATGCACTGGGACAGAACGTAGTTAAGGCGCACGTACGTCACATTAGACAGCTAAAACGCAATCCAGTAAGTCCTAGCGGTAAAAAGTACGTAGAGTACACAAAAGCGTATGAACGCAAGAAGGCCGCAGGCAAAGCAGCTAAGAAAGGCGAAAGTCAAATCAGCACAAGCACCACTCCAGACCTAACATTGACTGGTAAGATGCTTAATGCAATGCGACTCATAAAAGCAACGCCTAATGGATTCTTCTATGGCATTACTGACCCTAGAGAAGCTGCAAAGGCCGAAGGACACAACTTAGGTGTCTTTGGTAGAAAGAGAGTAAAGGGCTCAGGTCGGGTAGACCTTAGACGTGATAGCGGAGTAGCTCCTGGTGGGTCTAATCTGGTACTGAACATACCAAAGGGTAAAAGACGTGCTAGACCCTTAGCTAACGAAAGACATCCACTACCAAAACCAGTACAGGAAATGGTAGTCAGAGAAATGTCAAAACAGATAGTTAGACAAATCTCACAAGAAATTAGATCTAAAGGCATGGGTGTCAAGGTCTATGAAATCTAAACAAAAAGGACATGCAATGGAAAACAATGCACCAGTCGAGCAGGAAGCTCAACCCGTAGAACAGGGAGACGTTCAAGAGAGCACCAACGAAAACGCTGAAGTTGGAGCTTTGGTTTTTGAAGCCAAAAAGTACAGGAAGCGTAGTCAAGAAGCAGAAGCTAAGTTAAAAGAATTGCAATCTAAGCTAGACCAACAAGAAGAAGAAAAGATGCAGAAGAACTCAGAATGGCAAGAGCTTGCAAACAAGTATAAGTCAGAACGGGACGAATACAAAACTTTGGCGGAAGAGGGTCAACAAATCAAAGAGACTGTACGCAAAGATCTCTTAGACCAGCTTTCTGACGAAGACAAGGAATTTGCGATAGATTTGTCTACAGACAAACTTCAAAAATTCGTTTCAAGACAATTTAATAATAAAGTAAGGACGAACGAATCTTCTTCCAGTCCTATGCCGAACAAAAGCGCAAACCCTTTTGTTGAGATGAATAAAGACGAACGGCAAAGAAACTGGACCAAGGTTCTACAGAATTACACAAGAAAGTAGTAAAGGTAATAAATCATGGCATTATCAGAAAATTTTGCTGGCGCTTCGGTTACTACCACTACTGCGGCTAACTTTATTCCTGAAATATGGACGGACGGTGTAAAAAACTATCTTGAGAGAAACCTTGTTTTCGAACAAATAGTTGATAACTCATTGAACGGCCTTGTTAAGGGTAAAGGGGACGTGTTTCACATCCCTAAGCTAGCAGAAGTGAGTGATGCCGCTAAAGCAGCAGAAACACTCGTAACTTATGCAGCTTCCACTCACGGTGAAGCTCAATTAACCGTAGATCAGCATCGCTACGCAGCTAAGCTCGTAGAAGATATTGCTACAGTACAAGCAACTCCAGGACTTTTTGAAAAAGAAGTTTCTGGCATGGCTTACGCTTTGGCAAAAACTTACGATGCTTACATCGAATCAAAAATCGAGAGTGCAACAACCAATGGTGCAACACTTGCTGGTGACAATACTATCACCGCAGCTGAATTGCGCACTGGTATGAAGACTCTCATGGAATCAGATGTTCCAATAAACGAATGCAACCTTGTGGTTAGCCCTGCATTGTATTCTGCATTACTTGGAATCTCAGATTTCGTTGATGCTTCCAAATTTGGTGCTGGCGCTCCTGCGTTCAACGGCCAATTCGGAATGATCTATGGC